TCCCTATTGGGATCCGGCGTTCTACTGCTCTTTGAGTATGTAGAACGTCACCACCCGGAGTGATCCGGTTCTCCAACCTAGCTAGCTAGGCTGGAGCCTAGTTGTCAGCTGACAATTAGGTGTACTATGCCCAGAGTTACTTTTGCTCCAATTAATCGTTACGCTACTGCCACTCAGGTCGCCGGTTATTTCGGTGACTCGCGTGACACAACGTCGACTTTTAATTATCTGAGCTATAGCCGTACTGGGTATCGTACTAGTGTTAATACCGTTGGTTTTCATAATCCTAAAAGGGTAGGGAAGTTACTTCCCAATAACTTTCAGTATCGTGAAACTACTAACTGGTATAACACGGGCCATATCAGTCGTTTCAGTAAGGGTTACATTGACGGAACTGCCAAGCCTGGTGAAAGTGGCTACTATCATTATACTTATGATGGTTCCATGGACACCATGCTCGCTGGTTACGGTAATGCTGACACTACTGTCCCGTCTGATCTGGATGGGCAATGCCGTAATGAACTTCTGAATAAAATCAAAGATCAGAAGGCTAACCTTCCAGAGTTATTGGCTGAGCGCGATAAATGCGCCGACATGGTTGGCAAAGCAGCCATGGCTGTTTACGATGGCATACGACATCTTCGTAAAGGAGATATCGTAGGAGCTGCTGGAGCCTTTGGTGTTCCCGTCGGAAGACGGGCTCGCCGCGGTTTCAAGCGTAGCTTTTCTCGTGACAGCGCGCAGGCCGTCTCTAATGGCTGGCTTGCGCTTCAGTACGGGTGGAAACCCTTGATATCTGATATCTACGGATCCTTAGAGGTTCTTGCCTCTAAGTACGAAGCACCAGATTATCATACGGTTACTGCCCGTAAGAGGCGCAAGACTCCCTGGAGTCGATTAAATTCGGTGGTACCTAGTAGCGGTTCTAGAAAAACTGTGAACACGTACTCCGGCGAGTTGCGCACCACTGTTAAATACAGTGTGACCTATTATAGGGTCCCGTCGCCACCGAACTCCCTCGCAGCTCTTGGGGTTACAAACCCCGTTCTGCTTGGGTGGGAGCTCCTTCCGTATAGCTTTGTGGTTGATTGGTTTTTACCGGTCGGGAACTACTTGTCGAGCTTTGACGCTACCTTAGGTCTCAGCTTTCATAGCGGTTTCCGGACGTTATTTTCCAAATCACAACTCAATATGGTTCAGGAGATATCTGGAGCAAACTCATCTGGCCAGTATCAGTTCTCTACCACCCGTGAAATGATTCAGGACGTTTTTGTCGATAGGACTGTGTTAAACACTTTTCCTACGGCATCGTTCCCTTCTTTCAAAGATGGTACGAGTTTGATGCATATGCTAAATGCTATTGCTCTTCTTTCTCAACTCTTTAGGAAGTAAATTCAATGACTGCTATCGCAGCACTGACCCTGGCTGATGGACAAGCGACTCCCATCAGCCATACCTTCAGCCCCGTCAACATCGACCAAGCCGGTGTGGCAAAGTGGGCTGACCGCTCAGGCGGTATCGCCCTCGGTTATCCCACCGTCACGTTTTCGATGCGCCAGCCTACCAAGGCTTCGCGCAACTATCGCGTGACCGCGAAGGTTACTCTCCCGATTCTCGAGCAGACTTCGGCCTCGACGGCTACCGGCATTCAGCCGGCACCTACGAAAGCCTACGACCTCCTGTGTAACTTGGAGTTCGTCCTGCCCGAGCGTTCGACGTTGGTTCAGCGCAATGATCTGCTGGCTTATGTCAAGAACTACTTGGCAAACGCCGCCGTCATTCCGCCGGCCATCCAGAACTTCGAATCGATTTACTAATCGTTCGTTTACCTGGAGAGTACTTCTATGTCTACTATTAAGAGACGTAGTTCGGATCTTCTGTTAGAAGCCCGAGCCTTTCGCGCACATCGTCGGTCTACTGATGATGCTATCTTCAACTTCTTTTCGGCTATTGATACTCCGAAGTCATTAGCTGCATGGTTACTCTATAAGAGCAACGAACATGATCAGCTTACGACTCTTGATCTCAATCCGGATCAGTACGGAGAAAATCCCTACCGTTTCCGGCTCGACTTGGCTGCTATCTCGTTTCTTTCGAAGGCGAAGTTTTTAAAAACTTCGTTTAGGAAAGAAGAAGTAGCATTTGCCAAATTCTTCAAATATGAAGAACTTTGTCGAGAGACTAATCTTCGCTTCAGACGACCTATGTTGGATCCGCTGAACAACGGATCTAACGTTTGGCTGCTCAATGCAGTCAAGCGTAAAGTCTTGGAAGTCCTAGGTGATTTTAGTCCTGATGAGTTTGTTGATGAAGCAAATTGGGGCCCTGGGGTCTCTACCCTTGTGAAAGGGGAGAGAGTCTCAGCCATCAATAAGTTCCATGCTGGACGTGGAATAACGCGCGACTTGTACTCCCTTGTAAGCAGCTGGTTTCCAGTTGCCTACCCCTCGTGGCATCGTAGTTTGGAACACTCGCATGGTCCAGATTACTTTGTCATGCAGGTTGGGAACTCTATAGTCACCGTCCCGAAGAATTCGAAAACTGATCGAGTTATTGCGATTGAACCAGATATTAATCTCTGGTTTCAGAAGGCAATTGGCTCTATGATCCGTCGTCGTCTTCGTCGGGTTGGTATCGACCTGAATTCGCAACTGCGGAATCAGCAATTAGCTCGAAAAGGGTCTATTGACTCTTCTCTCGCTACTGTTGATTTCTCCTCAGCGTCGGATTCGATTGCTCTTGAAGTTGTTCGAGAGGTTTTGCCCTCTCGATGGTTCCAACTTCTAGATGCATGTCGATCCAAGTTCGGAACGCTTGACTCCGGCCCTATAAGGTGGGAGAAGTTTTCCTCTATGGGAAACGGCTTCACCTTTGAACTGGAGTCGCTAATCTTCTATGCGGCCGCTGCCTCCGTGCAGGAATATTTACTCCTGAACGGTGTCAATGCCCATGGTCCGATCAGCGTTTTCGGTGATGATGTTATCATCCCGAACGAAGCGTTCGACCTCTTCAGTAGTTTTAGTACTTTCCTCGGATTTAGGGTGAATCCTGATAAGTCTTATCATCAGGGGCACTTCCGTGAATCCTGTGGGAGCTATTACTACTCTGGGGTAGACTGCAAACCACTTTTCCTAAAGGAAAAACTCGGTGAAATCGAAAGCCTTTACAAATTGGCTAACGGTCTCAGGTTGTTGGCTCATCGCTACGGTTTTGATCGTAGTTGTGATGCTCGCTTCCTTGACAGTTGGACAATTGTTTATCTCTGGATACCAGAACCACTTCGGTTCCGCGTACCAAGAGAAGCAGGCGACACAGGCCTCATCAGTAACTTCGATGAGGCAATCCCTATCAGAGCAAGGTACGGTATCGAAGGATACTACTACCGAGCATTGAGTCGGGTTAGTGTTAACGTATCGGCCGAGACCGAGTCAGTTTTACTGGCTCGGTTGTGGCAGCCGTCTACTCAAATGCGTAAGAATAGCTACGCATTAAGAGGACGAAGCCGGAGACAGATTAATCTGTCTCTGGTTCCACGGTGGTACAATCTTGGAGAGTGGTACTAGCTTAGCTAGCATTCTACAAGTTTATGCCTTCAGGGCTGGCTAAGCCCTGTGGATGAAGGGTATTCCCCTTCGTGAAGAAAAG